TAGTCTTAGGGGTAAATGCAGGAAGATAAACACCAAAGGGTTCATCCTTTTTCAGATCAGTTACTTCAAACCGTGCAAACTTACCTTCACCGTTTTGGATTTTTGTTTTAACCCGTGAAATAGCACCCTCTTGATCAACCTTAAAATTAGGGTTATCTTCGTTGTTTCTAATCTGTGCAGCAATATCTTCGTTATACAGCTGCATTGCATGAGACAATGCTAGTTGCTGACCGTTCTTATTGATTGGAAGTTTAGTGCCAGCCAACGCAGAAGACAACGCAGCATTAAGATCAGCCGAAACATTTTGGGTTGCGACATTAAGACCTTGACGGGCTTTGTCCTGGCGTAAACCTTCCTCAAAATAATCCGACTTTAGTTTTGGAGATGAGTTAGAATTCATGATCATCTGAGCACTCAGCTGACCAGTGTTCCTAGCTTCTTCAAAAACTTGACCCCAATATTGGTCGTTAGTTTCTTGGTTGTTACTGATAATCACACGGTTAAGTGCAGAAAAATCAGAATTAGGGTATGCAAGTTGTAACTCATTTCTAAGTTCAATTAGCTGTTGAGGACTGCCACCACTTTCTTGCCAATTCTTAAGTGCCTGAATACCAATGTCTTTGCCTTCTTGTGCTTTTTCAGCACGTTGACGGTTCAACAAAGTATAACGTTGAGTATCAATTTTGTTAAGCTCTTGCTCTAAAATTTGAACACGCTTACTGTAAAACTGAGCAAGAGGACGTCCTTTAGGATCACCTGCTGCTGGTTGAGCTAGTAGTTTGGTGATTTCTTCTCGGGGCATCCCATTAAAATAACTATTAGGAATAACAAATCCAAAGATGTAATCCCAGGAGTCAGCACGAGAACGCCTTTCCCCATCTGCAGTTAAAGTCCCTGTTAGTTTAGAATGAAGACGGTTAACATCTTTGTTAACACTATACTCTTGTAAAGCATCAATTCTAATAACTTCTGACTTATTAAAGTTATCACGCTGACGTACAGCAAGGTCGTCTTTAGAATCAGCAGCATCCATTACCTCATACAGAGGGATCATGGTAGCGTTGTTTGGATTAAAATCCTGACCAATGCCTACATTGTCAGCAAGAAAAATTTTGTTAAAAGCTGATGTTACAATACCGTGTCTTACAGGATCATCACCAACTTCATTAGGCGTAAACTTGTTACCGTTTTGATCAACAAAAGAAATGTCAGTTCTTGTAAAAAAACTATTTTTAGCAGAACGGTATTCATAACCTTTCTGTTGAAGATAGTACTCAATAGCACCTATCTGCTCATAACTACCTAAAGTTTTAATGTAGTTAACAGCTTCTTGGGGACCATTTTGCCTGGCAATATTATTAGCATATTCACTAAGAGCAGTATCAGCTTGTTGCAGTTCTGCTTTTTTAGCGTTGTATTCAGCCTGGCTCTCTGCAGAAACACCGTAGTTATTGGCTTTGCCAAAGCTACGCATCTTGTTTTTACCTTCAACGATTTTATTATCAATGTAGGCTTTACCAAGGGTAGTGGCAACTTCCATTGCCTTCTCAGAAAACTGACCAAAGGTTTTGTAAATCTCTTGTGTCCGTCTGACATTAGCCTCCATTTCTGCTTCTTTAGCTTGAAGCATACGGCTGTAGTTTCTGTCAGACATTTCCATGTTTTCCCGTAGGAACGGAGTTATGTCGGGAGCCTTAATAGGATCAAACCCTTGGGCTTGCGCGGCTCCACGAAACAACTGCTCTTCTTGAAATTCTGCCATTGTTTTTTAACCTTTTGGTTTTGTGATACCTAAGAAAGAACCACCGCCGGGAGTTACACCCCAACCAGTTTGGAATGCACCCATAGCGGCTGTACCAATTTGAAGTGCACTTCCCAGAGCACCTTGACCAAATTGTTGATTCATCGGCGTCGCAAACTGCATTTGAGGAATAACAGCAAGCTGTGAAACTGCTTGTTTGTTTGCGCCAACAACTTGTTGCTCAATTTTAGACATGTTGCGTTCAGATTGACCTGTTTCACTAATTAGTTGCTCTACCAGCTGTCTGCTAGAGCGACCGTAAGCACCCATTACACCAACAGCAGCTCCCCGTGCAGCACTTTTACCGTACACTTCACGTGCAGCAGAACTGCCCATAGCTTCAGCCATCCGCTTAACCATGTCAGACTGTTTAAACGCAGCTTGACCATAAATATCGTTTAACCGATATTGTTCAGCTGTATAAGATGCCTGAGCAGCTAAAAAGTTGTTTTCAATCTGATTTTTTACATAATCAATTTTAGCAGTATAAGCTGCTGCAATTTGCTTGTTTTGCTGTTGAACCTTGAATTCGTTCAACGTGTTTTGATAGGACTGGTTGTAAGCTTGTTGGGTTGCTGCTTGGTCCTGTTGGAACATGTTAGCAATGCTAAACGCCATCTGACCGCCAGCAAGAGCAAGACCAACAGGGTTAGCAAGCATACCAGCCGAAGCCGCACCGCCGGCGCCGCCTAATGCGCCTGATCCACTTAATGCTTTACCGACACCTGAAAATTTTCCAATAGTGTCTACACCGAAGCCGCCACTAAACATAATCGTACAATCTCAATAGAGTAAACATTGTCAGGTCCATCCGGGAAGACCCGTAGTACCTTAAAACCTAAAAACCTAACTAATTTAATTAGTTGAGTGTTTTCAATATCAATAGTCGTCCAAAGATAAGGACGGTTTATATGTTCCATTAACGCAAACCCAAACCTAACCCATGTTCTAGATTTGTCTTTAACTACATTAGTCATTTGAACCCATAACATGTTATCCTCACTGACTCCATATGCACCGAAAAGACTCCCATCAGGTCCGTAGATTAGATAGGAGTCATCTTCGTGTATGTACATAGCTAATGAAAGGACAGGATGTTGCCCTATCCTCTCAAAGTCTTGCAAACCTCTCGGTAGCATTTGACTGGTTAGTTCGTGTACGTCGTTAATGGTAGCTGGTTTAAAGGTAAAACCACGGGTGGATGTAGACATTATGCTCTTCGATAGAAACCAGTTTTATACCGTCCTTCCCAGTTCAAACTAAGAAGAGTTACAGGCATAGGTGAGTCCCCAATGATTGTAACGGAAAGGTTTTCATTACGCTGGTAAAGTGGAATAGTGTGGATTGCATCAGCGGACAAATTAACATTACTCAAATTATACACATTAGGCTGGACAGCCTCAATAGTATCAGTCCACTCAGGACGACCGGTAATGTTTATTTTGTACTTAATAGGACCGCTAAGACCGGTAGACACTTTAATGCGGTGAATAATAAGGTCTGAAGTAAAGTCAGATACTACTGCTTGACCATCCTCTTTGGTAACAAAGAACTTAGGCAGCTCTACTTCCATGTTGTAGGTGTAACCAATAATCAAGTTACGTCCACGGTAATCACCGGTTACATCGGCGTAATAGGCACCTGCAGTCCCCTGTACGGTGGGGTAAAGCACAGAGCCTACCGATGCACTAGTAAGGGTCAAACTGCTGCCTATGTAGCCGCCTAGGACTACTACAGAGAATGTTCCATCAGTGACTCTATCGTACGGCAGGAAAATCCTAGTCGTGTCATTAACAGAATCGTAGGTTCGATAAGGGTTAATGTTCCAAAGATCAAGGCAAACATCAGTCCGTTCGTTAGTTGGTAGGGTAAGGAATCCTTCTTCGCTTGCTTGTGTTAAATCATATGATTGAACATAAACCTCATCAGTACCGTTAGCAACAACAGCGTAGTGTGTGTTTACATCAAAAAACTGCTCTAACAAAGTTCCAGTAAGTTCCCACTTATACCAAGTAGTTGCTGCACGAGTGGTGCCTTGCTGAGTAAACCTGAATTGATAAAGAGTGGACTCCCCAACAGTTCCCATTGAAAGCAGAGACAAAGCAGGAGAAGCAATCATTGAATCAATAGATTCTGGTACTAACTCAGGTACATACTGTGTAGGTTCAACCAAAACAGGAGGATCGTTAATTGAAATATTACCTAATTCAAACACTCTAGTGTACAGCGGTGTCTTAGAAACAAACGCTAAAGTAGTACCAAGTGCCGCTGCTTCTACATCAGGATCACACTCATAACTTGACAACTCAGTAATCTTAACTGTCTTAGGAGTGAGAATATCCTCATTACCTGCAATCAGGAATTGTTGGAACTCACTAAATAGCACCAAGCCAAGAGTAGCTGGTTTGACGTAACGAAGATTAACAGGTTTAATTGACGTAGCACTAACGTCGATTGGATCGTCATCAGTAACCGTCAGCGCCGTGGTTGCAAAGAAGTTGAAATAATCACCAGCTTTACTAAGGATGACTGATTCGTTAGAAAGGAATCCTAAACGGTTACGATAAAAGAAAACATTACGAATTACATTACCTACAAAACTAGGTGTTGGGTTAGTAGTTTCATCACCAACATCACGTGTACCCCAAGAAGGTAAAGTTATACCTTGTTGAACGGACCCATCAGGAGGACCAAAGTAAAACGATCCATCAGGTAGCCGCACAAGAAGGTGTGGCATGGTAAGAGGATCTAACGTAGTAGTAATCTCAAAACCGCTAGTCTCTTCCCAAGTACCAGGACCGTTAGCAGGTTGGTTACCATTAGCACCAACGTCAGTGACAAACTCCACATACATGTCATCGGCGTTTATATCTTCACTGTTAACAATGACGACTTTATATCCGTTGTGACACTGCAAAGGCAATGAAGCTACAGTAGGTACACTGTCCTTAAAACCAAAGAAGGATGATTCACCTGGACCACCAACAACATTAAAGTCAAAGTCTACGGTATCTTCAATATAAATACCTGGACCAACTGCAGTGGCTGTCCACTGTTTACCGTTTGTGTGGGTAAAACCGTTAATATCATTTACAAGATCTTTGATGATTTCATCTGCATCATCTTTATTGTTACTGCTAGTAACCTGAACCTCACCAGCCAGTTCATCATCCAAATAAATACGGTAATGACCTAAGCCAATAACTTTAATAACAGCAAACGCATGGAACTGTTTAGCAGCACTTTTAGTGCTTGTAAATGCTACTTGCTTTGATTTATTAAGAACAAAGGTGTAATCATTCAGGGTGAGAAGCTCAATGTCGTCAGCGGTAGCACCGCTAAGATAAGCAGTTGAAGGAACAGAAGAAATGGCACAATTACTTATTTCAGTATTATAGTTAGTAAGAGCAGTGTTCCTAGCAGTTACAGCGTTGTTATAATTAGTCTGCGCTGTGTTCATTAGAGCTTCTTTCTCTTGAACCTCAGAGTTATATTCCAGACTTACGGCAGAATAAGCAGCAGCAGTTAGAGTAATTGTATCACCATCAGCGTAGTTTAAACCAATCGCATTGATGGTTGCTGAGGTAACCGCACCACCGCTAACAACAATATCAACTGTCAGGTTTTGACCACTGCCAGTTGTTGCTGTGGCAAGGTTTGTAAAAGTACCATTAGTCAGACCACTACCTGCTGTTGTAATAATTAAATTATCAGCAGTTGAGCCAGCCCGAGTATAAATAGCTTGGTAGACTTCATAACCTTCAGAAGCAATAACCGGATACTCATTAGTAAAGTTTGTACCTAAAGTAATGTTACTAGGTAGAGTACTTGTAATAATAAGTCTATCAGCCACCACTGCAGCATCTGGATTTCTAATAATATACTTACCATTAGAATCTTTTAGAATACCTGCATACAAGTATTGATCAACAATAAGTGGTTTGGCTGGGTCAGGTTGATAATAGTATTTAACTTCAAATACCTTTTCTTTGTAACTAACTGAGTTATCAAGAGCTTGAGAGTAATTAGCTTGAGCTGTGTGAAGCTCAGTTAAGCGGGTCTCAAGTGTATCTACTGCAGTATTATAAGTGTTAAGCCTTGTTTTAAACTGAGCTAAGGTATAAGTCAGTGAAACATTAGGATACGTCGCAGTATCCGATAAGGTAATTGTATCACCTACGGCATAAGCTTTAGTACCAAAACTATTGATTGTTGCAGCTGTAACGACACCGCCTGAAATAGTCAGGTCTACAGTTAATCCCTCACCGTTACCAGTGGTTGCTGTTGGTAGATCTGTAAAGGTACCATTAGTTAAACCGGTACCTGCATTAGCAATGGTTAGGGTATCTAAAATGTTACAACCAGATGGAACACCTGTATTGCTGCCCATATTAACAGCACGTGGTTCACCGTCTTCTAGGTTCCACACACGGAATACATTGTCATCATATTGTGCAACGTACTTTTCCTGAGGATCCCTAAGAATGGAAAACCATTTACCATCAGAAGTAGCGCCTTGAAGTTCAGATTTAAATAGTCCACCTGGACGCTTAAGCAGACCCAGCGCATAGTCTGGAAAGGTATTCACAGAGTCCCGTAATTGACCAGGGATTTTACGGTTATCAGGTTGCTGTGAAATACCAAGAAGAAAGTTTGGAATCCTTTGGGTTAAAGTACTCATCGCATCAATGCTTGGAAGGGTTGATAGCTATTGTAATAGTTTTGACCATCACGGAACCCAAACATTGAATAGTCGCCTTGATTACAATCGTATTCAAGAGCACCCGCTCGTGTTTGAAGTTCTTGTTCTTGGAGAAGTCCGTTCAACTCACGATCTCCTACCATTTTGGTAGCACACATGCGAGCAGCTCGGGCAGTAATATAAGCTTGGATAGCAGGAGGTACGTCGGTAAAGTCAAAGTACCAAACAACATCTGCTAGGATAGTATCGGTAAAAGTGTAAGTATGATTCAAACGATCATACAGTTTATTACCGCGCTTTACCACATCATACTGGCTATTATGATACTCAGTATTAGTATCAATTTGAAGCATGTTAAATGGGTAAAGAATTTCTTTTGTTGTACTGTCAGGGGTCAACTCATAATGACGTTCAGTATTAAAGATCCAACCTTCAGCTTGAACTTGACGGTTAACTTCCCGGAGGGTGTTGAGTACAATAGATACTTCAGGGTTCTGTAGATCTAGTGTGGTGACAGGTGCCTGTCCCACTGAGCTAAGT